GCATCACGTTCCTGAGCAGCACCACGACCACGAATGACATTGGCGAGGTGGTTGAGGACGCTCCAACTGAGGTCGCAACGGTCTGGGCCGCCAAATATCAGTTGACTGTCAAGGACATCACTCGCGCAGCCGGTCAGTCCGCGCAGGCAGAGGCAAAGTTCCTCATTCGATACCGCGCCGACATCACAACAAAGATGGTCGTACAGCACAAAGGCGTCACTTACGCAATCACTGGCCTTGAAGAATATGAGGACGGTCAGGGCTTGTTCGTGATGGTCCGCAGCATGACCGCATAAGCATCTGGATAAAGAGAACATAAAAGATGGCCGACAGACTACGCATTGAAATGAGGGGATGGGATGAACTCAAGAGGGGTTTGGAACAACTCGGTCCAGAACTAGCTACTAGGGCTGGAAAGTCCGCGATCCGTGCTGGCGCTAAAGCTCTGTCAGAAGAGGTGAAAGCCGCTACGCCGGTTGGCGATGATGATACTTCCCGCACCTATCGCAACAAGAGCGGTGAGCAAGTGCGTGTGGACTACGGCCATATGCGCGACAACATCAAAGTTAAAATGGGACGCCCGAAGAAGGCGTTCAATGTCGTTGCCATTGTTACGTTCGGCTCTGCGTTCTGGGCACGCTTCCTTGAATATGGCACTGTGAAGATGGCCGCGAAGCCATTTGCCAAGCCCGCCTTCGACAATGCGTCGATCATTGTTCTGGAAAAAGTCAAAACATCGCTAGGCGCGTCCATTGATCGCCTCGCAAAGAAGTATGGGAGGCGTTGATCATGGATAGCGCTTTCTACGCCGCTCTCAGCGCACAGACAGGAACCGTGAAGGTCTATCCGGTTCTCGCGCCTGATAGCGCGGCTGCTCCGTTCGTCATTTACCAGCGCACCAGCACCCAACGCGGGGTCGCACTTGATGGACTGATCGGATTGGCTTCTGCGTCATATCGCATCGATGTTTACGCAACCTCTCTCAAGGCAGCACAGCAGATTGCCAACGATGTTGTGACCGGCCTTGCTGCATATAACGCCGCGCCCATCAACTTTATCAGGATCGAAAATGAGTTCGATGCTTCGGACTTATCCGGTGATCCCAAGTTGTTCAGAATGATCATTGAAGTGACTGCTCACTTCGCCGCCGACTAAGAGAACGGCCCCAGTCTCCAACAAATAAATAGTTGGAAGCAAGCCCTGAGAGGCGAGCTACCAACTTTTGGAGGCTAAAACATAATGACAACCGCCGTAGAAACTCAGGGCACTGTCCTATCCATTGAAACCGCAACCGGCGTTTTCACCCCTGTTGCTAAGATCACCGACTTCTCCGCGTTCAGCGGCTCGGCATCGGTCATCGATACAACCAACCTCGACAGCACCGCTAAAGAAAAGCTGATGGGCTTGCAGGATTTCGGTCAGGTATCCATCAACTTCCTTGTCATCCCAAATGATGCCGGTCAGGTCGCTCTTGAAGCAGCTAAGGCTTCGCGCTCCCTCAAGAATTTCAAGCTACAGTTGAATGATACCGACAACACAACCTATGCCTTTTCCGGCTTCGTTATCAGCAAGCCACTGAACGGCGGTGTTGACGCAGCCGTTACCGGCTCGGCCACTATCGAAATCTCCGGCGATGTGACGGTGAGCTAATGGCAAAGCTGGCTACAAAGTCGTTCTTGCTATCACAAAAGCCACGTTCAACCGAACTGTTCATCCCAGAGTGGAATGCAACAATTCGCTTGGAGGCGTTCAATGTCGAACGTCGCGTGGCTTTCGTGACAACCCTTCAAGACAATGCCAAAGCGGTTCAGGCTCACAACGATGATCCAAAAGCCAACCCATATGTTGAACCTCTTGATGAAGCGATGGTTGGTATCGTGTTCAGTGTGGTGGATGGCAAAGGCAACCTTATGTTCTCCCTTGACGATATTCCAGCACTAAAGAAGCTGCCATATCAGCAAATCCAGAACATTTATCTGCATATGCTGTCCATGTCGCTGTCAGGCGGAAACATGCCAGAGCAAGTCGAGGCCGAAAAAAAAGACTGATGGATAACCCGGAGAGGCTGTTTATCTGCCGACTGGCTTTGGCCCTAGGCAAAAGCCTCTCCGAAGTCGCAGCCATGCCGTTGCCTGAGTTCACTACATGGGCAGCCTATTATGAGCTTGAGCCATGGGGCTGTCCAGTCGAGGACGAGCGTTCCAGAAACCAGCTTACACTGTTCTACTCCGCTTACCGGGCTTCATCCGATACTCCTATCCCCACATTCTACGACAGATGGAAGTTGGAAGAGAAGACTGAACCGGAACCGGAAAGCCATCTGCATAACAAGATCAAGGGCTACTTCAAGGCATACGCCGAACGCCAGAACAAGAAGGACCCTACATAGCCAATAAATACTCCGTAAGTCCTACGGAGTATTTTTATGTCACAGTTCGGCAGTCTCTACGCCAGCCTTTCACTTGAGAGCGCATCATTCTTGAGCGGCATGAAGAAGGCCGCTGATGAAAGCACCAAGACATCGCGCATCATTCAAGGCTCGATGGACAAAGCCAGCTTCGCAGTCAAAGGTCTAGCTGCCGCCGTCGGCGTCGATATGCTTGTTGGCCTTACTCAGAACGCGCTCGATTTCAGCGATGCCATCGCGGACATGTCGGATCGAACCGGTGTCTCAACAAAGATGATCCAAGAGTTCCGTTACGCTGCCCAGATGGCAGGATCGGACTTCGAGACAGCCGATGCTGGCTTGGAAAAGTTCTCAAAGACCGTTGGTGACGCGGCGAATGGCAATGAAGCAGCGATCAAGAAGCTGAATGAATACGGCGTCACCACTCTTGAAGTCGATAAGGCGGTGAAGCAAGCCGCCGACAGCATCAAGAAGATGGATAATCCGACTAAACAGATGTCCGCCACGATGGACCTGTTTGGCAAAAAGGCCGGTACCCTGACACAAACCCTTGCAGGCGGTTCGGAAGGTCTGGAACTCCAAGCAAGGGCTGCTCGCGATCTGGGCATCGTGCTGGAGGATGGCATTATCCGCAATGCGGGTCAGGCGAACGATCAGCTTGATACCATGAAGATGATCCTCAGCGCGCAAATGGCAGCAAATATCTCTGCCAATGCAGGCGCAATCGCGGGATTTGCCAGCGGTATTTCGAGCGTGACATCGGCGCTCATGAAGTTTTGGGCACAGAACCCCAGAACAGCAATGGGCATCATGGGCGCGATTGCCGGTGGTCTGGCTTCCGGTCCGTGGGGTGCCGCCGCTGGTGCTGCTGGCGGCGTCTATCTTGGTGGCAAGATGGATCAGGCCATGCAGGACAGCAACATGGACCTGCGCTTTCGCCAGCAGAAGATGCACGAAGCAAGGCGGAAATATTATGATGCCAAGGCAGCGGGCAGCACTGATATTGGCATCGGCACAGTCAGGCATGACACTCAGGGCTTGTTGAAAGAATGGCAGCGACAAGTCGGGCTGCTCAACAAAGCGGTCGCTGCGGCAAAGACAGGTAATGCTGGTCATGGCACTGCGCTTCCTACGCCAACGCCAAAGCCTACACCCGCTAAGTCCGGTCCAACGGCAGCAGAACTAGCGCAGAAGGAGGTTGATCGCTTAGCCGCATATAAGGCTGATCTTGCCCGCGCCAATGCCGACCTGGCCCGCGCTTCTTACATTGATCGTGGCGACTACGCGCAGGGCTATGCTTTAGAGCGCGAAGCCATCGACAAGGAACTGGCGCAGCGCAAGCAGGAAATCCTCAATGATGTAAAGACGCAGCAGAACACCAGCGGCAAATACACTGAGGAAGAGGCAAACAGCCTCATTCAGCTTCAGGAGAAGATCGCTCTCGCGGAGAAGAGCCAGATTAACAACGAGGAAGCTGTCCGCATCGAAGCTGAACTGCTCAAAAGCAAGGAAGCTGAACTATCCGATCAACTCGACATGCTGAGCATAGTTGGCGAAATGTCTAAGACAGCCCGCCAGCGCCGCGAGGTCGAACTTCGCACGCTCGAACTGCAAAAGAAGCGCGAAAAGCTGGAACTTGAAGCTGTTCTGTCAGCCACCAGCACCGCTTCGCCGGAAGAACGCGCAACAGCGCAGCGCAGGCTTGACGGTCTGGACGCCAAATATGGCGCGCTCTCGGACAATGCGATCAAGAACACGATGGGACCGCTGGAAAGCTATCTCGACAGCTTACCCGGAAGCGCGGCCGAGGTTCAGGAAGCCCTAGAAAGCATCGGCACAGAGGGGCTTCAATCGATCAGCAGCGGTTTGGCTGACGCAATCGTGAACGCGAAGAATTTTGGTGATGTGTTCCTAGAGGTCGGGAAAAAGGTCCTCGCCACCATTGCGGAAATCATCATCCAGCAGGCGTTTATCAAGCCCATTGGCGGGCTATTGAGCGGCGCTCTGTCGGGCATCGGCATTGGTGGCGGTTCCAGCGGCAGCGATATAGTGATGGGTGGCGCTTACAACAATTTCGTGGGCGCTCATGCGAATGGCGGCCACGTCTCGTCCTCCGGTTGGAAGCTGGTTGGTGAGTGTGGGCCGGAACTAGCCTATTTGAAAGGCGGCACAAGCGTCCTCTCGCATAACGTCCTTTCCGGCATATCCGGTGATCGCGGCGGCCTAACGATCAATGTTGATGCCCGCGAAAGCCAGAACGAAGCCCGCACGCAGGAACTGGTCATGAATGGCATCCTACAGGCCATGCCGATGATTAAGAAGCAGGCCAACAGTTACACAATGGATCAGCTGGGCAGATCGAGGCTCTGACCGGCCAACTAACACCGGATACAAGAACGGAAAAGCAATTTACGCGATGTCGTAGTACCTCTTCCATTGTTGCCGATGGGTTGAACGTGCGGCATTAAGCAAGGCGTGCGCGCCCTTCTCTTCATTGCCTGGAACGTCAATTAATTTACCCCACTTGATCCTTTTGTCGATCTTTGCGTAGCAACTGGCATAAAAACTTTTAGCAGCATCAGGCCAATTGGGACGATACCCATTCTCCATCTCCAGAAATTTCCTCACAAGGAATATGACGAGATCAGAAACTTGGATCATCGGGTGTCTTACAGAATCGATCGGGTAGCTAAATTCAACAAGCCATTTTAATCTTCTGGCCTTTGCAATCTCGTAACGACGGTAGTTCGTTATCGCATCAATGTCTGAATGGTAGTTATCCTTTTCATCAAGAATAATCATACCTCTCACCGTTCTACCGAGGACCTCCTTTGTATATCGCTCGATATAACTTACAAGATAATTGAACCCTAATAGATAGGGAACTGCACAGTTCACAACTTCATGACCGCTTCCCGGCAAAGCCGCAGCCAGCTTCGCTTTGTCGATCCCAACGAAATGGATCGCATGTTTACGCTCGGCGATTAGGTCAAGAAAGCTGTGGGCGAGAGCGTTGCATTGTTCTTGCGTAAAGCCAGCGAATGCGCCTTGGTGATTGACTAAGTCAGTGGCGTGGAGTTCGAACCCGTTTGGCACAGCGCCGCCGAAAAAGTCGTCCAATATTTTTCGGCATTGATCGGTAGTCTCTCTCCATCCCTGAGCTTTGACCGAGATCCCACCTATTACGAATATTGGTTGCTGTTGGTTGGCCAAATCCGCGCCAGTACAACCAGTCTCATCCAAATAAAAAAAGTGCATGCCACCCCGACTGCGAAACTTAGAAATCCGTTGACCAGCCTGTGTCCCTTTGAAGGCCGTAGGAGTCAAGGCTCCTAGCACTTGGCCAAAAAATCAATCATTTAGCCAACCGCCTAGGTCAAGCTGCGTAGCACGGACGAACCGGGCCGAAACCCGCCAATGTTCGGCCAATAAATATCTAAAATGGGCGAGAGGCTTCTATAATGACAACATATCCGATCAGCGGACCCCCGATCACTCCATCGACCGAAGATATTAGGCTGGTCAATAATCAGGGTGTCGCTCAGTCACCCTTTTCCGGTCACGCTTCTATCGTGAACAACTTTTCACAGTGGCAAGTTCAGCTATCATTCCCAAACCAAAAGCGCGGCAGCAGCATTGCCAAAGAGCATGTTGCTTGGGTCATGTCCTTAAACGGCACTATGGGCAGCTTTCTCTATCAGCCTCATGGCAGTGGCAAAGCGATCATCGGCAAGTCGATCTATAACGGCGCATATGCTGAGAGCAACGTGATCGCTGTAAAGGGCTGGACTGGAAGCGAAGCAACCGGGCTAGAAGTTGGCGACTATTTCAGCATCAACAACTCCTTGCATCAAATTACAGTGGTTCCGACAAACGCAAGCAGTGGTCGAGCAAACATTGAGTTCCAGCCTCCGCTCAGGAAGAACTATGCAGCGGATGCCATTGTCGAATTCGCCAATCCCAAGACCGAACTCCGCCTAGCAAGTGGTGACGAGTTCAACGGCTACAGTCAGGACGCGGAGGTTATGTACCTGCGATCCCTTAGCTGCGTCCAGAAGCTATAAGGGGGCAATATGCGCGACGGAATTACAGGCGAATGGCTGGACGCTTTAGAAGCGCAAGGCATCCGAACTGCCATCATGGGCTATCTCGATTTTAAATCTGATCCAACCCGCTTGTGGACAGGATGGACGACGATCCAGCCCATGGGTAGCGGCGACATTTATCTCGATAATTATGTGTTCGACCCGATTGCCGAGGGCGTCCCGATCCAGATTGGCGAGAATACATTTTCGTATCAGGGGTCCGATCAGCTTGAGTTGGCGATCGCCGTGCCCCAAACTGCCCCTGACGCGCTCATAGCGGCATCACTGGATAGCAGCGAGTATAAGGGCCGTAGAGCCATCCTCTGGCGCGCTCTCATGATTACGCCACCCAATGCTGTTGCGCCCGCAACATGGGCGTTCAGGCGCATCCGTAGCGGGATTATGGATAAGCTATCCCTGTCCTATGACGGACAGCAGCGCCTTTTCACGCTGACCATCGAAAGCCACGCGGCCTCGATCACGAACGCGACCGCCAGCACCTATCTCGATCAGCCGCTATTCGATCCCGACGATACCAGCCAAGCCTATGCTGTGAGCATCGCCAATGATCCCCGCGTACCTGGCCGTCTTGCTACGGGAGAGAAATGATGTTCCAGCGCACGAAATACTGGCCTGACGCGCTTTCGACCTATCTCGACCGCGTGAGCGAATATCGCTTCGATTGGGGCGCGACCAAGCCTGACACCCATGACTGCGCCACGTTCATTTGTGGAGCGATCAAGGCTCAGACGGGCGTGGACATTACCGAGGATTTTGCAGGCAAATATACGAGCTGGAAAGAAGCAGGAAAATGGCTGATCCAGAACGGCTACAGGTCGTTCTATGACTGCGCTAACCAGCGTTTAGGCGAGAGCGTACATGCTTCTCAAGCAAGGCGCGGTGACATTGTAGGCCGACAAGACAATGGACGATTTTATCTCGGCGTCTGCGTTGGAAAGTTTAGCTACTTCCTAGATGACAATGGCCTAGTTCCTTGGCCGTCTGTGGACTGCGATGCTTGTTGGCGCATCGGCTAACTAGGAAGCCCAAGCGGTAAATACCTTACAACAAGTAGGGTATTTCAATGGGCAAAATCATTAAGTTCGTAGCAGTTATTGCGCTTGCCGTAGTTGCTATGGTTGCTTTCAGTTATCTAGCACCAGCACTGTTCAGCGCGTTTGGCGGAACTGGCGCGCTGGCAGCAGCAGGAACTAGCTTCACTGCGGTAGCAGCTAAAGTAGCGGCAGGGTTGATTGTTGGTCTGGGTATGTCGCTGGCGTCCAGACTGATTATGGGTAAGCCCAAGTCATTCGGCTCTGGCCTCAGCTTCAACATAACAACAGACCCTACTGCACCTCGCAAGATCGTCTTCGGACGGACAGCAGCAGGCACGGACGAACGTTTCCATGAGAAAGTGAAGCGCGACAGTTGGGACTATCTGTCGGAACTAATTGCCAGCAATCCGAAGAGCGGCTTTTGGGGACAAGTGCCCAAAGTGACTGTGTTGAAGAAGGGCGATTATCTTCACAGGGTCATCGCTCTCGCAAGCCATCGCGTTCACAAAATCTCGAAGGTCTATCTAGAGGACGAGCTTTCCTACCTCAATGGCAGCACCACCGGCAAATATGATGACAAGAGCGGCCTTGTAATCGGTGCAGTTGCAGAAGGTGATACCGAAAACGCTGAAAAGTTCGGCAGCGGCGATTATTGGAAGAACACCGCAACGTTTACCGGCTGCGCCTATCTGAAAATGATCTTCCGTCTCAGCACGGACAATTACCCTGATGGTCTGCCAACCCGCATCACTACAATCGTTGACGGTTGCCCGGTTTACGACCCTCGCCTCGATAGCACAGTCGGCGGCGTCGGCTCCCATCGTCCCGACAATCAGGACACATGGTCCTTTATCAGCGGCTCTGAGGATATTGGCCGCAATCCGGCCCTTGCCCTGCTCACTTACCTGATTGGCTGGCGGATCAATGGTCGCCTTGCTTGGGGCATGGGCGTTCCTGTGGATCGCATCGACCTCGGCAATTTCATGACCTACGCCAATATGTGCGAGGAACCCGTCATCACGAATGATGGTACGACGACCAATCGCTATTTCTGCGATGTGCTGCTCTCGACAGCCGATACCCACGAAACCAACATCAACATCATCGCTGCGGCCATGGGTACAGCTAAGCTGGTCGATACCGCTGGCATGTATCAGCTTATCGGCGGCTATGATGACCTAGACGGCCCGTCGATCACGTTCACGCCGGACGATCTGATCGGGCAATACTCGCACACCCCCGACAATCTATCCCTGAAAGATAGCTACAACATCGCTCGCGGACGCTTCCCTGATCCTGAGAACCTGTACCAGTTGAACGATTGGGGACAGATCGAGATTGCGCCGCTGGACGACAACATACCGCGTCCAGTTGTCCTCGATTTTGCGGCCATCACCCGATTTGAGCAAGCGCAGCGCATTGCTAAGCAGAATCTAGTAAGGAACAAATATACCGGCACATTCAGTGGTATCTTCGGTCCCAAAGCATTCGCAGTACAGGTCGGCTCGCTTGTCCGCATGGTCGTCCCTGAATTAGGCTGGGTTACGAATGGCAAGCTGTTCCGCGTCATCAGCCAAAGCGAGACTGTGGACCTCGCGTTCAACATGACGCTCCAAGAGGAAGCTGCACAAATCTACGCATGGGACGACGACGAGACGAAAGAGCTTCCCCCTTACGTCAAAGTTCCGGCTTATGATCCGTATGAAAGCATTGGCGTTGAAGGGTTGGTAGCTTCAACGCGAACCATCACTAACAGCAACGGCGCACAAGTCGGCCAGATTGATGTTAGCTGGATTGCCCCCGACGCAGGTGTTCAAGCTATCCAGATTGAGTTCCGTGAACAGAATGGCGACACTTGGCAAACTGCAACTGACAGGTTCAGTCATGAAGCGGAGATGTTCTCGTTCTCTGCAATCGCTGGCGGCGTGAACCACATCATTAGAGCGCGCTTCCTCATGTTCAGCGGCATGTGGGGTAGCTGGACAGAGACGCAAGTTGAAAGCCTCAGGGACAGTTACGCTTCAAGCGTTGTCGGCTACTTAACCAATGAGAACGTCTCCTTCCCATCCGACGCAACCGGCAACATCACATAAATATTGGGAGTTCCAATATTAGGTGACAGCATGACCTCCCTTGACACGTTTAGCGGACAGTTCAAAATCTACGACAATGCGGTTGATGTGACGACCGGCAATGGCGCAATCTATGAGGTAGCATTTCAAGAAGGCTGCACTGTCACCATTAATAGCGCGACCGGCGCCTACGGGGTTACGGCTGTTGAAGATGACAATGCCAATGCGACGTTTCGCGCCTACTATAATGGCTATGACATCTACAAGACCTTCACCATCGCAAAAGCCCGCGAGACTGACGGGACGAGCAAGTATGTTGAACTAGCGACTAGCCACTTCTTCTATGCCTATGACGCTAACAATGAGCCATTAGCGCAGACCACTACTCTAACGCTGACCAAGTATAACCTCACTTCCGCTACTCAATGGCGTTTGAAGAGGGTTGATAACACGGTTGTCGCCGAGGGAACCGCTTCTGCTCTGCTTACAGCCGGGAAGATCAGCAGTTCAGCAAACGCGAACAGCATCGCTATCGACGCCCCTCTCTTTGACGACCTTTGCAGATCAAACGGCGTCTCTGCACTTGTGGTGGAGGCCGTAGTTCCCAATGGCAGCGAGTTCAGCACCGATAGGGTTACGCTCTATCAGATGCTCCAGCGTTCGCGCATCGCATGGGATAGCGTAACCGATCCCAACGGAACGAAGCCGGAAGACAATGCCACTGTTGGCGCACCAGAGGGAACATTTGTTGGCGCGCGCCCTGTCAGCGAGGTACTTGCCGACTTGGAGTTTAATGCCGACTCCATGCTTGAGCAGACTTTTCGCGTCGATAACATGGAAACAGTCTATGACGCCCGAACCTTTGTTGAAGGACAGCCGGTAGGCACGTTTGTTCTGAATGAACGAACCCAGCGGGAAACGGACATCGCGGCTATCAACACGACGCTCGATCTCATTGGCGCTAAAAGCTCTGATGGAACGGCCTTCATTCTGGATGCAGCAACGGTTCAAAGCCAACCGGGCAAAACCCTAGCATCAACGCTAGACGAAATCAGCGCCGCAACAAGCGACCATGAAGCCTCGATCATCAACTTGAGTGAAGTTTTAATTGGCACGGACGGCGTAACGGCAAAGTCCGTTCTTCAAATCAATGTCGATGGTCACATTACCGGAACGGTAAACACGAATGACGGGACAGTCGGTGAGTTTGCGATTGTCGCTGACGTATTGAGATTGATCGATCCCAACGATGGAACGCCAATTCAGCCATTTATCTATAGCGATGGCGTGATCCGTATGACAAACGTCGAAGTCGATACCATCAAGGTCGGCACAAGCGGCACTGTCGCAAATCCGACCACCAACTCGGCAACATCGCCGGTCAGCGGGACCGGAACGAGCGATTGGCACACAATCCTCTCGCAGTCGATCACGTTGGCAAGCGCGGGAACGATCTTTGCCCAAGCCAGTGTCGCTCAGGGCTTTCCAGACGGCGACAAGACTTGGAACCTTCGCTTGCGGATCAATGGACAGGTCGTCTTCCCTGCGGGCGGTATGAAGACCGATGACGCCGTGCCGTTGAGCGGTTCCCTTGCTCTGCCAGCGGGCACCTACACCGTCGATGTTATATTCGCTGCTGAGAGTTCCGTGACGGCCAATGCGCGAACGCTCTTCTCCATGACGATCTATTGATCGGTTGAACAAATCAGGCTCCATCCTGAGCTGCCATCCGCAATCGACCATTGGCGACCACTTGTTGACGCCGAAGACAGCGGTGCGGCAAGCCAGTTGCGGTCGTACATCCGCGCTCGACGCAATGGGTGTAAAACAGGACTCTTCTGGTTCGTTCAACTATGATAAGATGCACTATCACCCGGTTCTAGTCGCAAGCATCCCGTGACTGAGAGACCTTTGCGCTCCCGCTTGCTGACGCGGAGTTCATCATGATTACCGATACTAAAAACAAGGCCGGACCTGCCGAATGGGCAGACTATGTCTTCCGCGCTGCTGCTGGAATAGCCAATGCCGGATCGATCTTCGGCTATGAGAAAATCGTCGCTGCCCGGATTTGGCTGGCCGGACGCCACGGGCGTCCGCTGGCAAGCGCTGCGGACCACAAGCTGGACGATCAGCCCTGGTGGAGCCGGGGGAGGAGAGATGAACTCGCTACTGCTCTTGACGAATGGGAGAACGAGGGCGGTGGCATCTCGAGGTAAGGCGAGCGAAGAGCCCACACGGCTGTACTGTCTGGTAAGCGAGAACATTTTCAGTGCGGGGTCTTTCGCGCGGCTTTACACCGTGTCAGCCTGTCGCGCTATCGCCAGCTCAATCGCCCTGATGAATTGATCACCATATTGCTGCGTGGTCACATAATCCTGTTCATGCTCCCCGAGGACATGACCTTGCCCGAATGTTTGTTTGAGGCGTATCAGAATGTCGGGCTGCTCTTCTGCGATATGACGGATCAAGGCCCGTAATATGCGTTCATGGGCAAGTACCCGGCGTTCCAGATCAGTATTTTCAATATTCATAGCGATGACATTCCTTTGGTCACACTTCTGCGAAGCGCTTTGTAATGCAGCCTTCTGCCGAACCACGTATTTTGAACGGGGTTCTGCTGCAGCGTTTCGTTCGTTAGCCATTCCTACTTCTTCGGCTGCCGATCGAAAGGCGCTAAAGCGCCTTTGACCTCCTTGCGCATCAGACATATTCCACATCCATTTGAGTAGAGTTACAATTTCGGAGCCGGACACCGCTGAACCTCGATTTCGTTCTGCGGACCGGACAAGCCGGGTGATTAACCCAGCGTTTCTAAGGTGCCGCCACGTCGCCGAAAGCCTTGTTGAGCCGACGCACGTCGGAATGAGTCAGAAGTTCGCCGCGCGCTACTTGGTCACGCGCACTGGTGAGCAGCCCTTCAAGAGTCCGAAGATGCTTTTGAGTTCTGTTGGGCGTACTGGCCAAGCCAGACTGAGCCTTGATGATCATGGCCGCGAGATCCAGGTTATTTGCTGTTGGACAATTGTTGATTTCTTGGCCTATTTCCATCTTTCTGAACTTAATCGTACATCAGGATGAGAATAGTTGCTGCAATAAGAATAAGTGACGCGTTCATGATGACCGCGCGGGCTAAGGTGTCATCACGGCAGAGATCAGCGCTGAACCGGAATATTTTCGTACTTCGCGGCGTGGTGACATCGGAAGGACTGCCGCCTTCATTTTCCCATCTGTCGATAGCCGTGTTCGGGCTAATTTCTCCCGGCACTAGTATGAGACCAGCACGAAGCGTTCGTTCTCGCGCCGCACCCAGTGCGAGTCCTAGCCGCTCGACTCGAGCATGCAGGACAGTTTGCTGCAATGGCAATTGGAACGGTGTGTTTGGTGAGGTGGACATGTCACTCTCCTTGTCGGGCGGGAGCGCGATAGTCTCTCAGTCACGGCGGCCATGGACGGAGTCGAAGCCGGGATGCGCCAGCATACCACGTCTCAGGTTGCGATCCTAAAGCCGTTTTCGTCAATGGACGCCTGCACGAAATTGTGGCGCCCCGGCGGAGGGCTCGTTGGTGCCAATCCTCTCGCTTGAGAAAGTGTCCGGCTCACACTTCCAGCCGCTGTAAGCTGCCATTCGGCTAACCACCCATCCCGGTCGCTCCCGAATTTTTGGAAATGACACTGCCAAGCATCGTTGCTGGACCGATAAGTAACATATGTCCAGAACACTCGATCAGCTTGATACCGATCTAGCGGCGCTTGAAACGGCCGTCGGCGCGGAGTTGTCGCCTAGCCGTGCCGAACTCACCAACCAGATGTCCGAACTGCTCGACAAATGGCAGGCGCGAGAAACCGAATTTCGCACATGGATGACCGGCACGATCAACGGCGGTCCCAATGGGGACGGCTATTATCCCCTCACCGATGCCACTGGTTACACCCAGCTCGCAGCCTGTCCCGCGAAACTGAGAGATATTTCACAGGTGATTATCCAGCGGATCACCCCTACGTCCTCAAGCCTGTTCGTGGACGCACTTGCGGGGCCGGTCGCGCATATCACGCTGAACACGGCCAGCCTGACCCTCACAGTGGGCGTTACCGCCGCCGATACAGCCCATGAGCATCGGCTGCGCCTGTACCTCACGCAGGATGGATCAGGGGGCCGGGATATTAGCTGGCCCTCGAATGTCGTCTGGAACCAGCAGCGCGAGCCGATCCTTTCGGTGACGCCGGGTTACACGGATATCATCGACCTATCGAGCATCGACGGCGGGGTGAGTTGGTTCGGCATCTTTGCCGGGGTGGCGTTCACCTCATGACCGGCGCGTTTTCCAACGACATCGTAAGCATGATTATCAGCCTCCACAATTTCGTGGAGCGATATACCGGCGATGCTGCCGTAGGCGAGGACGCCAATTACCTCGTCAACAATGCCGGGGTGGTCAACAATTCGCTGCATTATGAAAGCGGTCGCGGTAGCTATCTGCCGTCAAATGCGGCTACCAGCGAAAGCCAAGTGCTTCTCGCGCTGGGTTATATCCGCGCCTATGAAGCGACCGGCATCCCCATGTTCAGAGAGCGTGCCGTCAAGTTCACGGACGCCTATCTCGAAAACTACTTTCCGGCATATTCGCTGCCGATCTCCGTGGGCGAATGGCGGCATCATTGGGTCATCAATGGCAAATACCCGTTCAAAGTTTTGGGTCCAGTTGAGACGCGGGACTATCAGCAATCCGGTTCGTTCGATCTTGTCGTGGATTTTGATGATGGGATTGGCTTCATACCGCATGGCTCCCCGAACTTTGGCGAGCAAACCGCTCGCGTCTATTTTGCATACGGCCCGGTCGCTACCGCAAAACTGCTTTGGAAGAACGTCTTTGCCGATGTACTGGCCGATACCGGCGACAAATATGCGGTGGATTATTTCATCGACAGCCGATTGATGAAGATGGATGCCAACGGTGTTGAACTCGGTATCCAAGCAGGCGAAACGGCAGGCAAGATCAAGTTGGTTGAGCCATTCACCGGGCCGCTGAAAGTCGTCTCTGCGGCTCGTACAGGTGCCGTCATTGCGCGCAACAATGGCTTTGATGCTTGGCCTATGTGGCGCAAGCTGGGGTATGGCGAGTGCGCGAGCGCAATGGACGTTGAACTCTGGCACATCGAATTATTCAAGGTGATGTACGACAACACCGGCAACACCGACTATCTGCGCGCCTTCAACTCCGCTGCCTACTCGCTCGACTCCGCAACGCGACTGGACCCAGATGCCTACTACTTCAAAAAGAATCTAACCGCTTCCAAAGCCTTCAAGCATGGCATCTCCTATTGGTCGCTCAGCAACACCACTAGAACCGCATTCGTTGGAGTTGATCGCGGCTACAGTTCTATTACGAAATATGCGGAAACTGGTTCTGACATTGCGGAACTGGAAGTCGCGCAAACAGGCGTAATCAACCGCATCACCCCGGAAACCATTCTTAACTGCGAAATGCTGCTTAACAGCCCCAACACATTCTGCGATCTGACCATCACTGTCAGCCCCGAACTGGGAGCAGAGCCGCAAACGTTTAGCCAAGTGCTGCTTGCCGACGATAGCCTGAGTTCAGTGCCACTCCGCGCCTTCAAGTTGAAGACGTTTCGTAGCAAGAAGAAAAGCGATGGCACCAGCTATCTAACCGCCGATCAGGCCGAGATCATGCCCAATTCGGGCGCGGTGGCGACGAAACAGATAGGCTATTTCAATGATCGCCTCGTCGGCTTCGCCGGTATTTCCCTGCCATCCCCGGAAGCATATTGCGTCGTAGGGTTCTGGACCGTCACATCGGGATCGATCGGCCTCGACGCACTTACATACCGCCTCAAATCCGGTCGCTGCGCCATCACTATTCAGGACGCCGACGGATGGATTTGGGGCAAGGAATTAGCCGCAGGATCAGGTAGCTGGAGCCAATATACGCTCAGCGCCGGGGATCTCACGCCATGGCCCTACCAGAACAACACAGGGACGCCACCGAGCGCGTTTCCCACAGGGGACAGCTTTAATAGCTTCAGCTTCGCGCCGGTCCCTGAAACCGGGCCGGCCTCTATCGACGTATATTGCTATGGCGACGAGCCGACGAACTTTGATCTTCCCGAAGCGATGCTGACGGAAGTGAAGCTGAAAATGAAAAGCCGAGCCGCGATCACCGCTAAGTTCGGGGATATGTACGTCTCGAACAGCTTGCCGATCAGCTACCGTTACAGCCCGGGCGTCGTACCATTCACGACCGACAAAAACGGCAAGGAAGGCACCAAATTCTGGCGCGGGACGCCTTACGTCGCTTACCAATATCCTTCTGTTTGGGCGATGCTAGGCAAGCTGGATCATGTTAGCCAGGTCATAGAATTCTATGTGGACAGCCAGGACGATTACGAGGCCAAAAGTGGCCTTCGCGGTCCCTTCTCGCAGGTTTATATCTGGCCCAAATGGGATAACGTCGCATATGGACAAGCCGAAGGCTTCTCAGCAACCGGCCCTGACCCGAACACATATTGGGGCGGCTTCCAAGCGCGCTCGTTCTACGGCGCTGCCAGTCTGTTGCTGCAACTGTACAGGGACGGCAATGCGATCCCGACCGCGCTCTATGAGGTCGTGGACGACTATGCGTCGTTCCTTGTTGAGTTCCTGCGCGACAATGCGAACCAGCCACCCACGCTATTCGCTCAGGATGGATCATCACTACCCCTTGGCACATATGACGAGCCGCATATCGCTGCGCTCCATATCAACGCCCTATCGGCGCTGATTGAGGCGGGTCATACGACAGCCGACATTGCAGAGGCCCGCGAAAGGAGCCTCAGCTACCTCTATGGCCTTTTCAGCAAGAGCGGGGATATGTCGGGTAGCTTTTCCCCTAGCCCCTCGACACGACTGTTCTACGGGTTCTGGGTAGGCGAAATTCTCAGGGCGCTATCCTCGTCAATCCTGATGGAAGACCAGCAGTTGCGAGCGCCATCATCTGTCATCGCAGAACCCGAGCAGATGGAATTTGAAGAGGATACCTTTGTCACCCTCGAAACCGGCGAGGTTATCGCTTTCGACAAACCAGTTGTCATGCCGCCGATTGAGATGGAATTTGCAGGTCAAATTACGATCACGACAGAAGCAGGAGACGTCTTGGTGTTCGATTAAATAAAAACAAAAGACAGGAGACGCCATGGCGACAAAGAAGATTTCCGAACTCAGTAGCGCGCCAAGCGTTGACGGGACAGAAACGTTCCCGATCTTAAAGTCCGGTTTCAATTACAAGATGACAGTTGCCCAAGTGCTGGCCTTGATTAGCAATGCGACCACCACTGTTGCGGGCTTCCTATCTGCCTCCGACAAATCCAAGCTAGATGCCATTGAGGCTGGCGCTACCGCAAATGCGAGTAACGCGGCGCTTCGTGACCGATCCACGCATACCGGAACACAGAACGCCAGCACGATCACCGGCTTGTCCGATGTTGCGACCACCGGGGATTATGACGACCTGACCGGCCAGCCAACGGCGGCTACCATATCGGTTGACGGCCTTATGTCCGCTTCGGACAAAACGAAGCTGAATGGCATTGCGACAGGCGCGACAGCAAACGCAACGAATGCTGATTTAAGAGACCGATCCACCCATACGGGGACACAGGCGGCCAGCACGATTACCGGCCTTGGTACGGTAGCGACCAGCGGCAGCTATAACGATCTCTCGAATAGACCCATTGACGCAAGCTATGTGCGCTTGCCCACGGTGGCATTCCAGAGCGCGACCGGCACAACGCAAGGAACCGCCAGCGCGATCACCAAATCCGTTTTCCATATCGGCAGTGCGGATGCCTCGAATACCGGCATCATCCTGCCCGCTGGTATGACGCTCGGCACGGTGTTCACGATCTTCAACGGCACGGGCACTGGACTGAATATCTATCCACCTACAGGCGGCCAGATCAACTATGCCGGGGTGAATACGCCCTATGCGCTGGGGGCTTATACGCCGCTTACACTCGTTCTGATCGATCAGGCCAATGGGGTGTATCAGCAAATCTGACGAGGAGCCCGCCGATCATCCCTCAACAGTCTCGCTCGGTGCTGGAATTAGCGGCTGAGGGGGCGGAAGTTGTTTACGACGCGTCAGGCTTCCAATCAATTCGTGAACAGGTGATCCATGAGACTGACGCTCAACGTGACGGAGTGGCTCTTCGGACAATCGATCTAGCGCCATCGCAAACAACCGCTTCCCTTGTTCGGGATCAATGTTAATTGCTTCTCGACGGTAGCCTTCATAGGCTTTTGCCACCGACGCCTTAAAATCGTAGTCCTCAGCGAGCCTAAATCGTTGACCAATTTGTTTTGTTAGCAACCAGCCAAACCAGATTGGTCCTGCGACACTGGCGAGTGTCAACCATACGTTGATCCAAAGTAGAGACAGCGAGACGTTCGGCCTTTCCATAAGGGTGTGAAGCCAGTCAACACGACTAAAGGTGATCCAAGCGCCAATACCAAGAGTTACGGCAAGCGCGACAAATAGACCCCATGTTGACCTCGACAAATGCTGGGCCTTGTCGCCAAACGCTTTTCCCAATCCCTGAGTGGTAGCTGCACTATATGCGGCGTCTAAGTTTTTCATCTGCTGGTCAGCTTCTAGACGAAGCTCTTTTATCGTCTTAAGTTGCGCTTCCGCAACCGACTTGGCATCGCTAATTTTCTGAGCTGATTGCGTGAGGTCATCTACTGCATTTCTATAGTCTGTCCGGGCATCAAACAACTCTGCGAGGCTCGTTGGCAGTTCCTTCGCCGCACTATATGCCGCATTGATTTCGGCAATTTGCCCTTTCAGTTCACCACCTTCCTGCTCAAGTCGAGCTATATTCTTTTGGGTCTGACGTAACTTCCTAAGTTGTGTCGCGGGCAGGAGGCTTTCAGTTTCCGGGCTATCCCAATCAATATCTGTAGTCACATATTTCGACAAAATCTGGATCAACCGGTCGATAAGAGAGCGCGCTGTAAGGTAGACGTGGAAGGCATTACCGCCCGGAAGCTGGGGAAGAGAGTTTGCTTGAAAATAAGCAATGCGCGAAGGAAACTGCGTCAAAGCCTGTAAATCAGCCTCACTGAATTCTTTACTCGGCAGGGAATTTATAATTGCAATGGGCGTCCGAATATAATCGGCAAATTCCGTCCTGTTGATTGCAGGAAGATTCCATCCCCAAGTTTCCATAAATGACTGGTCATTTGGTACCGTATTGATGAGCTGTACCGCCAGCGCCTCCAGTGCCACAGCGATTTGCCCTGTAATTGTTGTTGCGTCAGCCATTTCCCTGCCCCTTTAACATCTGCGGCAACTTAATGCTTGCGTATCAAATTACAATATGGCGGCGATTTACGGATAGCCATTCACGGAAATAGGCGCGGCCTATGTGCCGGTTTCCTTGCATCATGTTGCGCACTACCTGTAGTGCTGTCTCGAAATGGGGGACAGATAATGCCTATGGGATCACGCCACGACGAAACAGGCTGGCTTAATGAACGTGACGGCCAATGGATATTGCGCCGTGACGAAGGAGGCCGCTGGCGTCTGGACGTGGGGTTCTGGCTTAGCTGGCGTAGCCGCAAACTGATCGGCAAGCGGGTCCGCATCGCGGGAACACGGGGCGAATTCGACCTGCTAAACGTTGATCGGATCGAGGCGCTCTAATGATTTCCGCAACCAGCCTGACCGGGGCCGCTGGCGAACACTACGTGATGAGCGAATTGCTGCGGCGCGGCTATATTGCGGCTCTGGCTCCCGCTGGCGTTCCTAACTGCGATATCATCGTTACCGACGACATTGGGGACCGGCTGTGCGCCATTCAGGTGAAGACCCGAAATAATACCGGCGCAGATGGCGGCTGGCATATGGGCAAGAAGCACGAAAGCCTGACCGCCCCGACGCTCTTCTACTGCTTCGTGGATTTCGCCATGGGCAAGGATTGCGGCGCGTTCACCTATGTCGTCCCGGCGGCTACCGTGGCACAGGTTCTGGCCGAAACGCATCTCGCGTGGGTCAAGCAGCCCGGTAAGAAGGGACAACAGAGGAAGGATGGCGATATGCGCCGATTCCTGCCCGGCTATAATCATCTGGCAATGGGCCAGTACGAATCTGGCTGGCTGAAGCCATACCGCGAAGCTTGGTATTTGCTTGGATCAGCAACTCCGATAGGGTTTGAAACGATAGCGGAGAAGTGAGCAAATGACTGACGAGCGAACGTTGGCAACTGAGATAAGGGAACTGTTCCGCGACGTTGCCAGTCAGCAAAGTCGGAGGACGAGAGAAGGCTGGGCTGTCCATTTCGATGTGGAAGAAGGCAGCGAGCAATTCTATATGGCCATCGCGGCAGTGAGGCGAAACATTGATCAGCTTCGCCGGGACATCGAAGCATCTCCGCTCAAGGCTGGAAGCAAGTCTCTCTACGTAGGAGCCGTAAATACCTTTGCGAGATATGTCACGCTGGCGGGTTTGATGGAGACAACTACAAAAGAGATTGCTCAACATACTCAAGCGTTTGAATACCTCACTCTGGTCGATGACTTCCTTGAGCCACTTGATCACCGCGATGTGCCAAAGAAAACTATCGAGGAAATCCGGGACAGAATAGCGGGGGTTCTAAGCGACCTTGACACTGTCGACATGGATGATCGCTTAAAAGCTTTTGTAAGATCACAAATTTCGACCCTCTTGTGGGCAATTGATCACTTCAATCTGATCGGAATTGATGGTGTTTGCCGCACATACGGTGCGGCCCATGCAGAGATCATGCGGAGCTTTGGATTTAGGGGAGCAAAGTCACCTGCCGCACAAGGGTGGTTCAAGAAGGCGTTACCAGCATTGGCTGTTGTCGGCGGCGTTATAACAACCGCTTCTGCTGTTGTAGAACACACCGATAATCTTCTTACCCACGGCGAAAGCATCTATCACTTCATTGCAGGAGATTTTCACGCTATAGAAGGACCTGAAGTAGACGTACAAGTAGAAATAAACGGCTCATCGAACCATAATTCGAATCCTCCGCTTCTTCCTAATCCCGATCAGGTATAAGCCATTAAATTACCGATTGATCCATAGCGGCTATTACATGGACATCGCGCTGAGCGATAGTTTCTATATAGAGGAGGACGAACGCTGACGCGTCGTCCTGCTTCTACACAATCTACTCGCTTTTCGTGCGGATCGCACTCCAAGCGGCAGATTGTTTGAAGCGATTGCTTTTGAAGTTAGTCGGAGGAGCGATGAGCAGAAGAAGCAGTGGAAGATGTTTTGATTATTCCTGATTCATTCCAGGTGGATTGATACACACTTCCCCCATATACCAGAACCATTGTAAAGAGAAATAACATTCTCAAAACTCAATTCTAGTATATGGGGGAAGCTATGTGGGTATTCCAGTACGGACGTCTCACACTTCGTATCTAACGCCCTTATCAGGGGCAG